TAGCACGAGTAGTCTCAATTTCCAAAGTCATCGAAGATTGCTCAAAAACACTCCAATGGTTATGTTTGATGCAATACTTTAAAAGTCCAGAATACTTCTCATTGTCCTGATTTGATGGATTAGACACTCTGGCAATATATGCCATTGTCTGTTCTGCATCAGGAGTGATACTTACAAGTTTTACAGTCATTTTTTACCAAACCCCTGAGGTTTTGTTTTTTTACGTTTTTCTACTTCTTGCTCTAAAATCGCAAGTTGTTCTTTCATGAACTTAATCTCAGTACTATCATATAGATAATCTTGCTGAAGTGCTTTTTTGAGATTTTTTAATAATTCCTTAGATCTCATCCGTCATCATCCTCGAAGATTTCGTCATAATCAGTTATTGCATCTGTATTTAATCCCACAGAATAAGCATCTATATCAGAGTATACCTCAGCTTTGAGAGAATCTACCAGCAATTCCAAATTACGAACAATAAGTTTTAATTTGTCTTTTTCCATAATTTTTATATGGTATGTAAATAGTATACCATAAAAAAAGGAGGGTAGCAACCCTCCCTTTCTATTAACTGCAAGGAACTGCCTTGCTTCTAACCTTTATACCACGATACATTAAATCGTGATTACGAGTTTGATTATGCTCGTTAATAAGCATTGATCTGTACTCTTCAGTGTCGTACTCGACACCACGGTAAGTAACTTGTGCCATTGGCTTTCTCCAAAGTAGTAGGGATTTTTAGCCCCGTTCCTTCAGTCGGCTTTTGCGTCCCATAAACATCCTTGAGTACTACCTCTTACCATTTGAACCAATTCGGTTCTATATTCAGTAGAAGGTGATATCTTAAAGATAATCCCCTTCGCCTCTTCACAAGTTAAAATAGTAGCGAGTAGTATGTCCATGAGATGAACGATTCCGTTCCGAGTCGGCTTACTTGCGACCTCTAGTGAGGTTGAACGATTGTGTTAATACTAACACAGTTACTTTATTTAGTCAAGTACCTTATATTTTTGTTACAAAATCCTGTGGCTCAAAAAAATGTCGGGGTTTTTTATCCCCGATATTTGGAAGCTAAAGTCGATTTTGGTGGCCCTAACCTTTTCTCTTCTTCTTCTGTTGTGGTGCCTTGTATCCCCAAAGGTTTGGTTTAATGGTACCATTACCATACTCAATAGACTTTAACGAACCCTTAAACTTATCCCAGTACATATCAAACATAGTTACTTTAGTACCTCTTGTAAGGTCACAACAAAGTTTTTCTTCTTGAACATACTTTACAATATATGCATCTGTTGGTGCATTTTTAGTAGTAACATCCTTGGATGATCCATTAGAAATAATAATTTCACATCCATATTTCTCTTTAGAAGTTTTTCTTTCTTCAGTTGTCCAAAAATCTTTAATTTCTTTTTTATTAGTAGTAGTAGTGGATGTTGCCATTAACGAGTACCCCATTGTATACTTGGATAAGCTTCAGCAACTATTTCTTTTGTAATTTTATACTTATCAGAAAGTCTTTTATCTTTTATAAGACAAACTATCTCAGCTTCTAATGGGTGAAGACCTTGTAAAATATTAATAAACATTGTCTCTCTACGGATAGAGTTTAATTTGTCATCACCACCCCTAACAAACCTATAAAAGTTTTTAGATTCTCTACGAATAGTTGTGTGACCTTGTTGATCACTAACACCTAATGAAAAGTTTCCTTTATCATGCATAGAACGAACTTCTTCTGTAAGTTTTGTAGATAAAGTTCCACTATAGGTCACTTGATCCTCTGGGTCAGCATAAGGAACGTCTCCTTCTGGAAGTATTGATATTATAGATTCATCAAAATTCCATATGAGAACCCTTCTTATATGTTGCTCATCATATTTTCTCAGAACTTCTATCTTCTTAGCCTTTGATCTTTGTTTAGAAACCAAATCTAATACCTCAAAAACAAAAGGTTGTCTTGGTAATTCTGGTAGAGTCTTAACCTTTAAAGATGCCTTAGGTTTAGTCGTCTTCTTCGTCGTCTTCGTAGTCATAATTTTCAAATCTGAATGCAATTACCTCATCAGTAACTAAGTTACCATTTTCATCAAACATCTCAGGGTGAGGTCTGGGTATCTCCTGATAGTTCATCATGTAGTCTCGTGCAATCCAACCACCTAGTGCTCCTGCACAAAATAATAAAAAAGATATTGGTAACACTAAGACTAGTATAGTTTCTATGGTCATTTGTTACCTCCTTTAAAATTATTTTTCTTCCTTAAATTTAAGGAGAACTCAAAATAAATGTCTATTTCTGTATTAAAAAAACAAACAACTTTATTTAATAAAATGTGAAATGGTTTTCTTCTTTTCTTACCTCCACTAAGAATAAGTTCAATACCCCTATTAACTTTAGGGTTGTTTTTATTTATATTATGTATTGATAATTTGGTTTTCTTTGAGGAATTTGATTGTGTCAACGCAACCTCCTAATTTTTTGCCTTCACATACCACTTGTGGAAAGGTGGATCCTTGACCGAATTCACCATAAAAAGCATCTTTATCAAAGTGTTGATCTAAATTATACACTACAAATTTACTTTCTGTCAACTCTAATACTTGTTTTACTTTGTCGCAATATGGGCAACCGTCTTTGGTATAGACTGCAAAATTCATTTTTGTATTCCTTATGAGTTTTTATTTATAATGTAATTACCAATACATAAGTAATCTAAATCAATATTATTGAATGTATCGATTGCTTGTTTTGGTGTCTCGACAATTGGTTGGCCATTATCATTAAATGATGTGTTTAATAGAATAGGACACTTAGTTTCGTCTCTATACTTTTGTAGAAGTGTGGTGACTTCTGGATGTAAATCCTTATTCACCGTCTGTATTCTACAAGTACCATCTTGATGTGTGATAGCACCTATATCTCTTCTTCTATGAGGTTTTACAACCAATGAATATAACATATACTCATTCGGATAATCCTCTACAAAGTAATCCTTTTGATACTCCTCTAACATAATACCAGCAAAGGGTCTCCACTCCTCTCTGTGCTTGATGCGTGAGTTCACAATGTCCTTGTTCTTCTTGGGTTGAGGATTCATAAGGATAGACCTAGAACCAAGTGCTCTAGGACCAAATTCAGACCTGTTCTGGAACCATCCTATAATCTTATTGTTTGCTAGATATTTCGCAGTAACCTCACACAGTTCCTCAAAGTTATCATACTTCTTATACTTGGTATCTCCTAGTGCTTCTTCTATCTCTTCATCACTATATGTCTTACCAAATAGTGAAATGTTATGAGGTAGTTTTACTTGCTCCTTATTCTTAAACAATCCATACGCTGCAGCCCCGAAAGATAGTCCTGTATCGTCTGGGAATGGTGGGATATGTATATTGTCTGCCACATTATTCTTACGCAGTACAGAGTTAGCCAGTATGTTTAGAAAGACACCACCAGCAAGGCATAGATTATCATTAATATAATCACCTTTCTTTAGTTCCTTCATCCATTTAAGCATTCCCTGCTCAAAGTTATACTGGAGTTGCTTTGCCTTATTCTCTGGTGATAAATTACCATAGTTAAAGTCACGACCAGGAAAAGACTCAAGTGCTACCTGTGGTATTCCCTCAAAATGCATTCTATAATCTTTCTTAAACTCTTTGATGTTTCCATAGGCAGAGAGA